AACGCAGATATCCGAGGTGCTCCGGGACACGAACGCCGAGGCCGTGAAAATGATAAACGGGAAAATGGCGGACGTTTATGGTGTGAATTATAACGCCGCGCGTGAATTATTCCCGAAAGACATCGTATTTCCTACGCTCGGGCGTTCCGCGATTAAATCGGTATTAACGGGACAGGTCACTCCGTTTAAACAGTTAGCCCTCGACTCGTTATTGTCGCGAGCGGATATAGAGCGGGAATTGACAAGAAGTTTGCTGACTGGTATAATGCAAGGTGAAAGCATACCTAATCTGGCGAAGCGCATGCAGGAGATAACGAATAAGACGTTATCGGAGAGCATAAGAATAGCGCGAACCGAAACGACGCGCGTTGAGAACAGCGCGAAGCAGGATGTAGGAGAGCACGGGGAAAAGCTCGGGTTCAAAATGAAAAAACAATGGATATCGACTGGGGACAGCCGGACAAGACCAGAGCATGGCGAAGCAGACGGGCAGATAGTAGATATTGATGCACCGTTTATCGTCGGAGGAGAACGATTAATGTATCCCGGTGACGAAAGCGGGTCCGCATGGAACGTAATAAACTGCAGGTGCACCATGATAAACGTAATCGAGCGTCCGAAATAAAAGGGCGCAGAGATATAAGAGAAGCCGAACTCGTAAAAATGCGGATAGTAAAAAATCCTATCGGGGCGCGACCCGTAAAAACGCGTAAAAAGGAGTATTTATGAAAAGAGCAGAATTGGAAGCAAAATTGCAAGGTATTGAAAACGCGAAAGAAATTATCGATTTTGTTATGAGCGAGAACGGTAAAGATATCGAGACGTTGAAAGCCACGCATAAGAATGAGTTAGCGAAGTTCGAGGGAATTGACATATCGAAGATCGAGGATCTGAAAAAATTCGATCCAAAAATTCTGACCGAAGTCGAGGAACTACGGAAGTTCAAAACCGAAACGGAGACGGCCCAGGTTCGAGCTAAGAAAGAAAGTGCAGCAATGAAGATATTATCCGAAAAGGGTTATAACGAAAAAGCTGCAAAATTGATTTTGAAAGCCGAACGTGAAATCGTTGACGGATTAGAACTTGATGAGGCCGGGGCAGTAAAAAACTCAGATAAGTTTATCGAACCGATTAGCAAAAACTATGCAGATTTTGTGACTAGAACCGAAAACGGCGGTGCGCAGGCGGGAACCCCTCCAACGACAGCACCACAAAAGCCCATGACACTTGCGAGTGCCGTGGCAGAAAAATTAGGGGCAGCAAAATAATTTATATAAAAAAAGGAGACCTAAAAAATGGCTATTACATTAAATGATATTAAAATAGGAAGAGCGGACAAATATGACCAAATGGTTATTGACACGTTTTTAAGAAAATCACCAATTTTGGCAGCGATGCCATTCGATAACTGCATTTCTCCAAGTGGCGGAAGTACGTTGACATATGGTTATATCCGTGTGAGAACATCCCCAGCTGCAGAGGGCAGAGATATTAACAGCGATTATACCGCTGCACCCGCAACTAAAGAAGCAGTTACCACCGACCTTAAAATAATGGGCGGAAAATACGAAATTGACAGAGTGCTCGCAGAAGCAGCACCCGACGAAATCGCATTCCAGACGGAAGAGAAAATTCAAGCAACTGTAAATCGTTATCACTGGTTATTTATAAACGGGAATAAAGATAATGATTCAACGGAGTTTGATGGACTCGCAGAAATTGTGGACGGAAGCGTTACCGATTTTGACGGATCCGGAATCGATCTATCGACCATATCCTCTGCCGCAACCGCACTAAAATTAACAGAGGCACTCGACACTGCCATTTTGGCAATGAAAGAGCGTCCGACTTACATTCTTGCAAACAGCAAAACGATTGTAAAAATTCAAGCTGCTGCAAAGATGCTCGGATATTTAACTCAAGGCGAGGATGCTTTCGGGAAGCCTACTAGAGCTTATGATGGAATTCCGTTAGTGGATCTTGGCAGGTATTACAACGAAGATTTAGGTAGTGACACCGAAATAATTCCAATTGACGACGCAAGCGGAAAGACCGATATTTATTTAGTCGCGTTGTCGATGAGTGGAACTCACGGAATAACACTAAAAGGCGATAAAGCAATTTCGAGCAGACTTCCCAATTTTGCAGATGCTGGCGCCGTAAAATCTGGAGACGTTGAATTTGTTGCTGGGTTAGCTGTTAAGAACACACGTTCAATCGCAAGAATTGAAAACGTTCAAATTCAAGCAACACTCACAACTCTCGGAGATATAACCGTTGCTGCCGCCGTTAACAAAGTAACAGTAACTCCGAATAAGCCAAAAATCGGAAACAAGTACTACTATGCTATTGACGCATCGGCTTCAATAAGTGCACCTACAGCCAATACTGCTTTGAACACCTCAACTTGGAAACCGCTTCCCGCAAACGGAGTTATCTCACTTGCTGAAAACGGGTTTGTTAGAGTTGTTGAAGCCGATTCGGGCTCATTACTGCCAGTAGCAACCGGAGAAGCCGGACCTGTTGTAACTGCATAAGGATAAAAATGTACGCAACATTACAAGCGATTAATAATTATTTTGAGAGGACCTCCGAGTATGGCAATTATGCCATCTCGGAGAATTCCGTGTCGACCGTTCGCGGAGATTATAAAGTCGGGCAGTATGTTCGTATCATGGACAGCCTGTTAAATGATGGCGTTTATAAAATTGCCACCGTGGGAACAGGTACAATCACACTAACAGAAACGCTCGTGGACGAAGAATTCAGTGGTTACATAGTCGGGTTAGCAATCCCGCCTGAATTAATCACATTATCGGCGAAAGTCGAGGGGTTCTCGAATGCGGGCGTTTCGAGTGAGAGCATACCGAATTATTCGGTGTCGTATAATGTTGTCGACGGTTTAACCGTGGATGGCGCAACGGCATACAAAAGAGAGCTCGCACCGTACAGAAAGCCGTTCGTATCGCGATATTATTTTTTGAACCGGGTACGGATTTATGGTTGACGTTAAGCTCGAGAATAATACGATGAAAGTCGAGGCCGAGTTTGGAAAAGCTATGGGTCGCGCGTTATATGCAATCGGGGTCACGGCGCAAGGCGATATAGTTAAATATATGTCGAAGCCGGATTTCACGGGACGCGATATAGTCGACACGGGCAGACTTCGTGGGAGCATCTCGTTCGTAACACCCGAAGAAGAAAGCGGCGTTTATGATAACAACGCAGACAGTTCAGACGCGCTTTCCGGGAAAGGTTTAGAGAATACTGTTATCCTCGGAACGAACGTAGAATACGCTGACGAAGTTAATAACGGAAGCAAGAAACAAAAAGGGCGTAAGTTCATGGAGAACGGGATCGAGCCAAATTGGGGTAAGTATCAGGATTTAGCAAAAGATATATTTAAGGGTAAATTATGATCCAAAATTATTTTATTGATATAACTCTGAAACGCCCAGTTGAAACGGACAATCACGTGGGTGGCGTAACAACCACATACACAGAGCTCGGAACGGTTAAAGGTTTACTCGAGCGATTAAGTCCGCGAGAGGCATATATAGCGCAGAAGCTCGGAAATCCGGAAGAATTCGTATTCATGACGGAATCGAGCGCCCCGCAAACGGGTGATATCGTTATAAGCGGTTCGAACAGCGCACAGCTGTCGAGCTCGATATTAATTGGGAACCAGCAGTCGGGTTGCATGAAAACAATTCGGCAGTGGAACGCGAGACGGCACACGGAGGAAGAATGACAAATCAAAGTAGGACACTTATTCAGTGGTTGAACGATAATGTTATAAAGACATACTCCGACCCGGTGCCGAAAAATGCGAGCTTGCCGTATGCGACGTTAAGTTATGGAATTTCGGCGTTCGGGCGTTCATATTTACAGCAAGTGATTATTTGGACGCGCGCCGAAAAAGATTATTCCGAGGCGTACTCATACGTTGATAAACTACAGACTGCGCTTGGTCATGCTGGATCTAGGATAGTCGGAACAGACTGCATTTTATGGGTAAGAAAGGGCGACCCGTTCGCGCAGAATAACACGAACCGCGACGCGGATGTGAGGTCCGTTATGGTAAATTTAGACATAGTTGCATATTATAGATAATATCGTTATAATTAAAACAAAAGGAGAAAATAAAAATGTTAACACCAATTAGAACAGAAACAGCACAGAATATAGCATTAAACATGTTCGTGCTTTCAACGGGTTATACGCCAGGTTCCGGACCTACCGGAGAGCTTGGAGCGACCACAGGCGGAGGAACGTTTACAGCAACGCCCGAATTCAGGGTTCCTGGATTGAACGGATTAAGGAAGAACACAAAAGGGTTCATGGTTATCGACGAATGGGAAGTCAGTTTGAAATGCTCGGCCGTCGAATTGACCGAGGCTGGGTTACTACTTGCTGCCGGATACGGTTCAGCAGCAACGGACGCAAACGTAACTACGATTACCCCAGCACAAGGGTTAGTTCCGGACAGCGAATATGCTGATTTATGGGTATCGGGAAATACTAGTGATGGAAAGATATTCGCGATTTGCATAAAGAACGCGTTAAATAATAACGGAGTGCAGTTAAGTTTCGCGGATAAGGATACTGGAAAGTATGATATTGACGTTCGCGGAAATTATACCGCAGCAA